GCCTCTTTGTCCGTCTTCTGTGAAAGGAAGATGAGATTTCCTTTGCTCTGGTTAACCATCACCTGTTCCAACGCTCGCGCCCAGGCGCCTGCGTACATGTTCAACGTCTTGCTCCACGCAGAAATGCCCTGGCCCGCCTTGTCCGCCTCGTGCGGGTCCTTGCCAAGCATCGGCTTCTGTTGCGCTTTAAGGTGGGATTTAACCATGCGCACGTACTTGTCCTGCCATGTCTTGCAGTCGTCCAAACCATCTACGACCACGCCCTTGAGCTCCTGCTTTTCCATCATATCAAGGTACATGCGGTGGAACATGTTCTCAGGCGTGTGCCAGTCGAACTGATCTGCCAGCTGTTCCTCTAACCTTTTAGCCATGGCTTCGCAAATCGGGGCGGGCAGGTTGCGGGTGGACTTGTAAAGCCGCTCCATCTGCGTGCGCATGTGCAGTCGTTTGTTCTTGCCGTTGGTGTTGTACACACGGTTGCCCGCGAGCATCCTGTAGACCGAGTGGGATTTGACCTCAGTCTGCTCGTCGAGCCCAAGCGCATCAGTGCGGATGGTGCCTTTGGTGGTACCGGGCACGGGCACAAACGTGGATGTAGTGGCAATGTTTTCCCTTGGGGGGGGCACACCATAGATCTTGCTAATGATGTTGTCGACGGAGGCCACATCAGCGTCAGAGGCCGGGTAAGGTCCGTCGCGGCCAGTGGTGTCCTCAATCTCGACGAGCACAGGAACAGGGACGTTCTCAACGGCGTTCAGATCAATGCCGGAAGCGTCGGCGATGTGGGTCAAGGGCTGGATCTCATTCAGCATGGTGACCAACTCGTTGTCGTTCGAACAGTCGCGGATGAACAGGTTGTTGGTATGTCTGGTCAGAGCGACGATGAGATGGTTGGGCGATTTCTTAAGTAGAGTGTTCTCGGCGGCAGACCCACCGTAGTGGAGGAGGACGCTAGAGAACGTCTGGCCTTGGCATTCGTGTGCAGTGAAAACGACACGCCCTGTGTTCAGGGCGATCTGGGCCTTGGCGAGCTGCGTGAAGCAGATGGTGACGGCTTGGTCGTTTTGGAAGCTCTCGTTCACGAACTTGATGGATGCTTGCTTCTTGCTGTCACTGGTGATGCCAGGGTAGTGGGCACGGATGATCGGTAGTAGGGTCACGTCCTGCGGACACCTCTTGGTCACGAGGAGGTGGTGTCGGGGCATGTACTTGATATAGGTCTCAAGTTTGGTGCATCCCGCCCACAAATTGGAAAAGTCGACGTGCGTGATCTGTTGGCTGTCTCCTACCAACAACACTTTGTGGTGTGCCGCCACAAAGTTGACGTAGGCCATCGGGAGCGTGAAAGCTTCCTCGATGATGACCAGGGACCATTTTGTTTTGCCGGTCACCTGTCTCAGACCCGAGTGCATGGTGCAAGCGAGCGATGGGAGACTCAGATCAGTGGAGTAACTGTCCGCGAGGGCCCTGGTGGGGCACAATACCAATACCGGCCCTGTGATCTCGCTTGTGGGGATGATCTTGGTCTTCACCATCCCGGTCTTTGCGCCGCCTGGGACACCAGTGAGGGCCATCAGGTTCTCCAGGTGCAGTTTGGTGGGCTTCCGGGTCTTAAGTGCCAAAGCCGCTCCCTCAAGCACACTCTTGAGGCCTTTGGGTGTCTCAGCATTCTGAGAAGCCTGCTCGCACTCCCGGATCAGGATGTCGTGCTGTTCCTCGGCGAGGTAAACAGCTTCGTGGGCGTCCTCTATGGCCACCGGCACCCCGAATTGGCGAGTCCAGTTCGGCACTTCTGCCGCTGTCTCGACCTCGATCGGGTTATTGGCATTGTAGTCAATGCCAGCTGCCCGCTCATTCCGGGTCGGCTCAATCACCGGTTCCTCGTCGCAATTGTAGCCGAAGAAGAAGTCGGTGTTGTAGCCGGCCTCGCGAACATCATTCATCGCCTCATGATCCCTGAAGTACTGCAGGGTGGCTTGATGAAAGATGTTGTTGGTCTTCTGACTGGCGATGCGGGCAGTCTCGCGGTCGTGGTGGCTTGCGCCCTCGAGGTGGATCTCGGGTAGGCCCATGCAATCTCGGATGAAATGGCCAACCTTCTCCCAAAAGCTGGTCTTCTTCCCGAGTTGATTGAGGTGGGCGAAGGCGGCACTCACCACGGCCTCATCCTGGCGTCGTTGGTAGACGCTCAGAAGGTAGACAGAAGTGCACAGATCAGTGAACTCACCTGATTCCACTTGCCACCTGTGTTCGGCGATCTGCCCGCCTAGACGGATTTCAGAGACCAGAGTGCGGGCGTAGCCTTTGACCGTCTCGAGAGAAAAGGCTTTGGCTTGGCGCGCGTCAACGAATTCCTTCAACTTCCGGATCTTGGAACCGTCAGTGACGATGTAGTTCTTGATGTCCTTCGGGTCGAAAGCCCGTTTGCAAAAGTCGGTGGAAGCGATTTTGCGGAAGTTCGGGACCTTGATGAGGTCGGACAGGCTATTCGGCAGGCTGTAAAACAACCTGCCCGGAGCGGTCGTGCGAGTGATGTTCACCTCGAACTGACTGCCCCTCCAAGAGGTCTTCTCGATGACGAGAGAGAACCCGAAAGGGGTATCCATGCCGCCAAGAAGCAGGTAGTCCATCCACGTTTTGTAATTTGCCACCTGTGTTCGGCGATCTGCCCGCCTAGACGGATTTCAGAGACCAGAGTGCGGGCGTAGCCTTTGACCGTCTCGAGAGAGAAGGCTTTGGCCTGGCGCGCGTCAACGAATTCCTTCAACTTCCGGATCTTGGAACCGTCAGTGACGATGTAGTTCTTGATG